GTTCAATCATTTGTTCACCCTCTAATATTTCTTTTAAAGGTGTCATCGATTTAATAAAAGTTAAATCGTTGATTAAAAATATTTGTTTATTCAGGTAATTTCTTTTCGCTTTGAGTATTTTCATTTTTTAATCTCCACTCAATCCAATATTTCTTAGCTGCTTCACTCATTCTTTTTTTGTTTTCAGAAGTATGGTTCTTTTTATACATACCATTTCTCACTCCTTTATTTTTCCAACCAAATCTTTTCATACCATTATTTTCACCTGAATTAGCTATAGATATTTTCTTTTTAATTTCATCTGGTAACTTTTTACCATACCAATAACCTTTTTCTCCTTTGTTTTTTTCCCCTATTTTTTTCTTCTGTTCTTCTGTCCATCTAGGTTTACCTTTTTGAGATAGAGATAATTTTATTTTTTTTTCTAAAGGCATTGGTTTTCCATAATGAGGATGATTTTTACCACTTTGATAACCTAATCCACCAGCTATCATATTTTTATTTAAAGGATCATTAAAATATTTTTCTACTAATTCTTTTTCAAATTGATAAGCTTCTTTTTCTTCATTAAAAAATTTAATTATTTTTGTAATTAAAGTAGTTTTAGATTTTTTGCAATCTTCTACCCATTTACTTGAACCTTGATAACCGTCATTCAAATTATTAGTAGAGTGTTTACCATAACAATATTTTCCATTTTTAGGATTTATAGTTTTATAAACATAATGATACATATGGATATTTATAACACTTGGATGTTGACCTATTCAACTTTATCTTCTTTTTGGTCTTTTTGTCTTAGCAACTGTTGTAAATCTTTAGTTGATCCTACGAATAAGGCATTTTTAATTTGAGGTGAAGCCGTTTTAGGTAAGTCTTTCAAATCTTTCATTTTTTTCTGTAAGTCTTGTAATTTTTCAATAGTGGTAGCAACATTTGATATAAGAGCACCTAAAACTTCATAACTCCTAGGAGCTTGGCCTTCTTTAGCAATCTCTAATATGCCTTCTATTGCTTGTTGGCCTTTTTCAATAAGATTATAATAGTTTTCTCTACTGTAATCATAATCATTGTCTATATCTGATTTATTGTTGTCTTTGATTTGTGGTAAAGTTGATTTGTCTGTTTTTATAATAGATTCTAAAGCTGGTTTATCATCAGATTTAATACCAAGTATTTCATTTACTTTATCATCAAGTTTAGTCATAACAATATTATTTATGTTATTTTATCTAGCCGTTACTGGTATTCCAGTTGAAGAAACAAATGGGTTTTCGGCAAATGCCATGTAGATATATGTTTGACCATTTCCATTAGTAAGGTTTTGGGTTGTATTGTCTTTTAGGTTAAATCCGTTAGATACAAAATCAATTAAATGATTTGTTGTGTTATAATCTTCTGCTTGGTTAGCATTTGCAAAGATATTTCTGTCTAAAGGGTTAATAGTGTTTCTTTTATGGTCTTTAATACACCATTGTTCTGTTGTGCTTGTAACTTTAATCATAACAAATGCAGGTTTAAAACCTGTGTACACAAAATTATTAAGTTGATTGTTTCCTGTATATGAACCAAACTTGCTAAATCCTTTTACATCAGCAAAGCAGTAGGCGATATAAGTTCCACCAGTTACATTTACTGCTGTCGCACCACCACCTAAAAGATAAAATACACTTGATGTTGGATTACCACCCCAACTAAATGCTGAAGCCGCACCTGTATTATTTAATTGAATTCTTTGTGAAGAACCTAAAGAAGCATGATAACAATTCCAGTCATCAACATCGTTTCTATGTTTAATTATAATAAATTTAGGTGCAACGCCTAAACCATGACCAACAGTTGCAGAACTTGAATTACCAGTATAACTTACAATACTAAATCCACTTGTTGTATTAGCTGATACTGTGCTTGAAATACTTCCTTGTGTGTTTGATACTCCAGCACCATTTGCTTTCCAGTTCCAAGACACATAAGAATCTCCACTTCTATTAACAATATCAAAAGCTGTTGAACCAGTAGTTAATATAAATCCATCAGAAGCAAAAGCACTAATATATCCATAACCACTTCCACCGTTATTTCCTTCAGTATATGTTGTTTCGCTTGATAATTCTTTATTTAGTCCAGCACCTCTTACAGCATCATTTAACGCAGAAGAACCTGATCTAGTTCTGTTTTTAATCCAAACCCAATCAGGTTGAAAATTAACTCCAGTTACAGTTCTTGGAGAAGTACCATTTCCAGTATAAGTTAAAGTATTAAAATAAGAGCTTCCTTTATCTATTGTTGTATATGCCATAGTCTAACCGTAGTTTGCTAAATTTTTAGTGCATAAAGAATAGTAACCACTTGGTACTGCATAACTGAAATTACCATATCCAGCACCATCAGTATATCCATTAGCTGAGTATGGTGGGTTGCCGAAGTTTAAATTTATAGTAGGAATACCAGTACAAGCAAAAGGCAACCAAGTTTTTGTCATGTCTATTCCTGTTATAATTGCATTACCTGAATTTTCAGCAACACCATTTACCCAAGTATAAATATATCCATTATCTGCATCAAAAGCACAACCAACAATCATTCCATTTGAATATCCCGAAAGACCTGAAGTTACTTGTGTAGTATCTTTCCAAGCAGAATTACCTATTGGATAATAACCAGCAGTTCCTATGTTATTAATATTAATTTTAGGTATAATAGAAGCATCAATAATTCCAGCTACCGCAACATTTGCTGCACCTACAAATTTATATTCCCAATACCATTTGCCTTTAGTAACACCTATAGTTCCAGCAGTACCCGAATCATTTACAAATGTATAAGTAAGATTTCCATTTGAAAATGTACTATTTCCAACTTTACTTAACGAATTAAGAGTACAAAAATTATTAGTAGGAGTATCAGTAGTTTGGTCAATAGATGTTAGATTATTTACTGTGAAATTATTTCCATTACCTGATGAATCTGTTCCAAGTGAAGCTGAATTTGCAAACTTTAAATAGAATCCATTAGTACCAAAAGAACCAGTATATGCTTTTGGAATCCATATTCCTGATGTCGTATCTGTTTCGCCGAAAGAGGATGGGGTTAGTTGCTGTCCATCTATTAAATAAATTTCTGACATATAACCATCAAAAAAATTTGTATAAGCTTGTGGATCACCATAACTATGTTGATCGCTATAACTTCCAATAGAATGATTTTTATATTCAATATTTTGATTTTGAGGTGGATAAGTGCCAGAAAAAGAAGTAATTTGAGAACCATTAATATAAACTTTAAATCTATCAGAAGATGTTGATTGTGTTGTATCAACTGCCCAAACTAAATGATACCAAGCACTTACGTCTCTAAATAATTGAATTGTTGTAATTTCAACACTACCACCATAACCACTTATTTTTAAAGTTGAATCATTCCAAATACTTACAGCTGCACCAGATTGACCACCTAGGTAACCACTTGTAAGAGCATTTGTAATATAATCTGTTGAAAATAAAGCTCTTCTTTCTGTATGTCTAGAGCTCAATTTAAACCAACAACTAAAAGTAAATCTTTGAGCTGTTTGACTTGATGTAGTTTTGTTTAATCTATCTGAACTTCCTTTATCAAATCTTAATGACTTTCCAACTGTGAAACCACTTACAGAATTAGCACCTAATATTAGAGGCATTAAATTACCTCTAGTTTAGGAAATTCGCCGATTGGTCTAGTTGGATTTGTTTCGCCAGTATATTCAAATAATGCTTTTAATTCATCAACAGAATTACAAGCATTAATCATAGCTTCCATTTCGTTTGATTTTGCTCTAACGGCAGTTCTAAATGTTGAAATATTAGCTGGTATCTCTTTACCAGTTTCTGATTTTCTAATCACATACCAATCGCTAGAATTTAATAATCCAGCAGATTGAGATTTAATCATTTGAATCTTTTGCGATTTTAAACCTTTAATAACTACTTGCACACCATCTCTTAATACTGGTTCGCCATTTTCATCTACTGCATTAACATCTTCTAATTGTTTAGGAGTTGCAGTTCCCCATTTTCTAATGGCTTTACCATTTTTAAATTCAAATATTTCATTTGTGTTATTGTAATAATATTCATCTTTTAAATTAGTAGAATCTGTTTCTATTTCATAGATTCCAATTGCGTTTTTTTCAGCATTAGACCAAAGAGTAAATATTTGTGATGAATACTTATTGCCATTTAATTCAAAAGATTCTGGGTTTGCAAATACTTTTGTTATCTGATTATTGATTACAAGTGCGTACATTATGTTATACTCAAGTTAAGGTTTCTACCAGTTTCTTGCCAAACTGTACCATTGTACTTAAATACAAATATATCAGCTTTTGAAGCAGTAGTTGTTAGTGTTGGTGCAGTATCGCCAGTAAATTCATAAGCACTATTAAAAGATAATGTTCTTGAACCAGTGCCATCTTGAATAACTGTTAAAGCTATAAATTGACCAGCAGCACTATTAGTTGGAGCAGATAAAGTTCTGTTGCCGCCTAATGTTACTTTTGCAACAGGTGAAGAGCCTACATCCCAAGTAATTGTAGCACCATCTGCTAAAGTTGCCTCTGCATTATAGGCACCATCATTAAATAACACTAATCCTGTTCCTTTAGTTGTTATGCTTAATCCAATATTTGTATCACTACCAGTGACTGATAAATCTGGTCTATTTCCTGTAGCTGCATTTGTTACTGTAAATTCATTTACTGCTGAAGCAGTGGTTGTAAATTTTATTTGTTCATTACTATTAGCGTCAGCAATAAAACCACCACTTGCTATTTTAGGTGCTGTTAAAACTGTAGATGATAAATCTAAAGGCGTTGTTAGTTTAGCTCCTGTTAGTGTACCATCGGCCACATCTGAAGCAGTTACAGCACTGGCCGCTATCTTTGCCGAAGTAACAGCGTCATCTGCTATCTTTGCTGTGGTTATAGCATCGGCCGCTATCTTTGCTGTGGTTATAGTACCACTGGATATTTTATCAGCAGTAATAGCGTCGTTTGTAATTCCTGAAGATGTTATTTTTGTTAGTGGCATTAGTTATTCTTTTTTAATATTTATACTATTTTCATCATGGTTTATTTGGCCAAGTTGTCTTATTTGTGCTACGTATTGTGGTGATAGTCCTATATGGGCCATTATTCTAATTCCTCTTTAGTAAATCCAAATCTCTCTATAACAGAAGTATCCTCAAAGGTTTCCCAAATAGGTTCTAATTTCTCACCTGTGTAATCTGGTCTTCCATAATTTTCAGGATAAACTTGAATATCTCTTCTTTGAGTAATTGAACCTTTTAGATAATTAATAAAATTATTGTATTCAGGAGTTCCTTGAATTGAGTTTAAATCTTCTCTTGTGTTTATTATTTTCATATTTAATCTCCTAATAAATGGTCGGCGACGCCACGAGAACCAACAGCGTTATCAGAAGCCGAAGGAGAAAAATACCAAATAGAATGACGAGAACCAGAATAAGAACCATAACTCCAATACCCACCCAGAGTCACGGCATTAGACAATTGATAAGTAGAACCTCTTCCTTCTGTATTTGCAACATAACTAGCACCCAACGCACCACCACCAAAATCACAACCCCAAATAAACATACAACCAGTGGATTGTATAATTCCCCATTTAGAAGTAAAATCATCATCTGTTGCTGTTAAAGTTGTTGAAACTGGGTCACTTCCTCTTGAAGTCGCTTCAGTAGTGCCATAAGCTAAAGCAGAAAATTCTTGATAACTTGGACTTCTTTTTCCATAAGCTGATAATAATTCATTTGCTTCCCACCATGTATAAGAACC